GATGTTACTTCTTTACCTAAGCACACAATGAAATTAGATGAGAATACACATTTCTTTGTTGTTTGGGATAAGACTAACCGTACATTCCCTTCCGGCGATGTTAACTTTAAGTTTGGTAATCCAAGACCACAAGATGAAAGAGAAAGAAGTTCTCTGTTCTTAGGAAAGGTACAAGGAAGTAGTGGTAGTGTATCACTTATCACTGTAAAGGCTCAAGGTAAAGCGGCTGACGTACAGTACCCTACATTTGTTACAGGTACTATACCATTAGGTCAAGGTAAAAATAATTATGCTTACGCTAAACCTGTTATATCTACCTTAACAGTAGATAATAGTTTAGTAAGTCTGTACGATAACCCACCACAATTAATGATTGGTGAAATAATAGGCGAAGAGAATGTACTAGGTGGCCTTCAAGATATGGATGCTTACTATGATAAACACAACGGACAAAAAGATTGGTGGGATAGACAATTATCTGTGGTTACAGAAGTTATCCATATAGACCCTAGAGAAGCGGGTGGTCTTGTGTTAGTTTGTGCTGATTTAGATATTTCTTCTACTGCTTCTACAGTAGATGTATATATCTCTGCCGAAGATGAAAAATCAATAGACTTTGGTGTAGGTACTAAGATGATGTTAGTAGGTCAGACTTGGAGAAGTAAAGAAGGTGAACAAAAACTATCTGTTAACGGTTGGTTTGCTTTTGATGAAATAGAATTAGTCAAAGCAGATGTTTCTAGCGAAGTAGAAAATGGTTGGGATGCTTAATGGCTTGGGGGGATGGAGCAAGTACAGGAGTATCAACAAAAACTTCTAGGTCTAAACAAGCGGCTACTCCTAACATCACTTATGATAAAGAATATTATACTAACATTTTTAATAACAATACGGCACAAGATGTAGTGTGGAGATGTGGTTTAGTAGGGCATGAGAATACAGGTAAAACAGGTCTTGCCGCTTCTCTTCTAGAAAAGGAAATCAATAATGGACAAACAGTATATGTTATAGACGTAGATAATTCAGCGCAATCTACTATCAGTTATCTTTATCCCGATAAAACTAACCTAAAAGTAATACCACTACTAGATGAAATGGATGATTCTATCTTCCATGAAGATAATAGTGTTAATTATATGGCTCTTGTAGATAAGACAAAGTATTTCTTGAACATTATAGCACAACAGATACAAGACGGAGAAGATGTTGGTGGTATAATATTTGATGGTGGTTCTACATTCCTTAAATGGTGTGAGTTTGCTATGAGGCAATCACTTCTTGCTAAGGGTATCATTGAAAATGAAGATGATTCTTTTAACCAAAAAGAATGGAGAGAGCGTAATAGATTAAACCGTGATGTTATAACTAGGGTTCATGCTTTGCCTGTATCTAAAATATTCTTTACTTTCCACCTAAAAGCAGTACAGCAATATATGGATGACGGAACAGGTAAGAAAGTTCTGATGACTGTAGGCGAAAGACCGGATTGGGAAAAAGGTACTATGCGTAAATTTTCTCAACAGATATTCCTATCAAGATATATGAAGAAGGCTGACATGGCCGCCGGAGTTAAGGGCGATAGAAAACTTGCTGATGGTGAGTGGATAGTTCGTGCTACTATAGAAGAAATGAAAGGTAAGAATATGGAATATGTAGGCTCTACTCACGATATATTATCAGTAAAGAACTCTGAATTTAATTGGGTCGGACTTAAATTCTTGGATAAGGAAGAATAAGTATGTTAAATGCTAACAAAGAAAGGCTTGTGTGGTTACTTAAAGCAACACAAAGACCACAGAATATTCAAGGTAAAAGTACTATACAAGTTAACTCTTGTTTACTTATACCGGATGATACTATTACTTTAAAAGTAAGTACTTGTAGTATTGTTAAAGATGGCGTTAGTAGTCTCTCTAAGTTTTCTGTACCAGTAAATAACATACAAGATAAAACACCAATACCTGTATCTAATATAACTAATCTTTTAGGTGCTTTAAAATATCATGGTAACGAAGTAACATTATCTCATAACAACGATAAATTATTAATCAAATCAAACAGTAAACAAACTACTTTGTCTAGTAGTTTGAATGCTAGGTTTGGTGATTATGGTACAAGCACACTAAAGGAATGGAGTACTAAATCACAAGGTGTCGCTAAAGTTATTGATGCTGTTAAAGGTACATATAAATTAAAAGTAGGTGATGTAGTAAAGCCTATGGCTAGTTGGTTAGATATAGATTCTACTGATTTGTTTGAGGCTTTGAGATGTACTAATATGAATTCGCAAAAACTAAATCAATATAGGTTTGTGCATGATACAACAGGGCTAAATGTATTAACAGGTAAAGAACTGAAAGGTTCTACTTCCGTTTCTTTAACTAAAGATAACTACCCTAAATCTTATTTTGATTTAAGTTTTGGTGGTGGTTTAGATATAATGATGAGTATGATAAACCATAACGTAGATTTACATATAATAGATTTTACAGATTTAAAACAAGGTTTTAAGTTAATAATAAATTTACATGATGATGATTTCATCTTTCAATCTTCAATAGAGGTAGATAATTATGTCTGATGATACAAATACAAAAGCATGGAAAATGATGTATAGACATCACAAAAATGCATCTCATGGTAGCGATTATTCATTCATCATCTTGGAAGAGATGGATGGATGGTTAGAAATAATAAAAAAAGGAAGTGAAAACAATGGTTAAAAATACAGACCACGTAAGATACGATGGACATTATATGGAATATATGGGCAGACAAAAAAAGACTTCATCATCTACTACGTTAGATATATATGATTTAAAACTAAGTTTACCAACAAGGGGTACATGTACTATACATTGGGAAGGAGAAGATGGTGAAAACTATATTGCATCTGTAAAAGTAAGGCAAGAAGTAGAACCTATGTATCGTGACCCATTATGGTTGTTAGAAAATTACTATGAAAAAGAAAGGACTATGGCAGAGATAGCAGATGAATTTGGTATCACACCTACTGCTGTAAATCAGTGGCTTAATAAGCATGATATTCCTACCCGTAATAGAGGACACTCAAGGCGGGAATCGGATGATAACTGAGGTTACAGGAAGTAGACAAGTAACTGTAAGATATCGTGATGAGAATGATACTAGAAAAGAAACCAAGATAGAAAACATTTGGCCTTATTGTTTTGTAGAAACTTGTAACAAAGATTATTTTGATGCCGCTTCTAAAGAAGATGGTTACACAGGTTTATACGGAGAAGATTTGACTAAATTAATAGTACCTACTACTCAAATGATTCGTGAGTTAAACGAACAGGCTAAAGAATTAGGCCTCTCGACTTGGGAAGCGAATATACCATACGTCAATAGAGTACTTAGTGATAGGTTAAAAATAAATGAGCCTATCGCTAACTATAACCATAGGATATGGTATATAGATTGTGAATGGAGTCCTAATACAAATGCTATGAGGATAATAGTAGTTAATGATTCTTTTACTAACAATGAATATGTTTGGTTTGTAGATAAGGATTTAACACACATGCAAACATTTAAACAATACGGAGATTATCAGTACGAAAACACTGCTCTTGGTTTCCCTACCGAAAGAGAAATGTTGGAGCATTTTGTTAGACATATGGATAAACAAGACCCCGATATTTTAGCGGGTTGGTATGTAGTTGGGGCAGATATAAAAACTATTATAGAAAGATGTAGAAAAACTGGCGTTAATTTCCATCTTATGTCTCCCATGAGAAGGACTAGATATTCTTATGGTGATTGGGAACAACCCATAGTAGGTAGATTATGTATAGATTTAATGCTAGCAGTTTCTAAAATATGGCAAATAAAAAATGGTAAATTACCTTCATATAAATTAGATGATGTTGCTTATGAACTTTTAAAGGAAAAGAAAATAGAATTACCCGATGGTCATGATACATATCTTAGTGACTTACCACTGTATTTACACTACGCTAGACAAGACGTAAGACTCTTACCTAAATTAGACCTAAAAGTAAATGCTATACAGTATCATTTGTCACTTCAAAATCTAGTACAGTGTGATTTACGTTCTACTCCTTTCATCACTAAGATGTTTAGTAGTTTGGCTTTACAAGATGATGAATTTGATAGAAGAATTCCTACTAGTCCACAGTTTAGAAAGATAGATTATGAAGGAGCAAATGTTATGGAAGTAGAATCAGGCGTACATGATAACGTAGGCATCTTAGATATAAAAGCCATGTATCATAGTAACGCTTCAAAATATAATATATCTTGGGAAACTATATCAGATAAAGGTATAGATTGTGGTAACGGTACTAAGTTTTTAGAACCTAAAAGTAATTATGGTATGTTAGTAAGGCAAATGGATTACATGACAAACTTAAGAAACAAATTCAAAAAACTTATGAAAACCGATAAAGATAATTATGATACTTGGGATAGTATGCAGTTTGCTTGTAAATC